TGTCCCGAAGCAACCCATTATATCTTAACTATATAATTTATTCATAGAGTCTGAGCCTCCGTCTCTTTTAATTTCTTCTTCCAATAACCATTCATCAATGTCTTTTTCAGAAGCAATAACATTTTCTTTAGGCTCTATAGTTGATTCTATAAAGTTTACAATATCAAAGTGATCTTTATTTTCCATAAGTTTCTCCTTTTAAATTAATAAATTTTTATAACTGAATTTGGATATTCTTTACAGGTATTCATCATATCTGTAAGTAATTCCATAGCAGTATCCACACTACCATGACCATTCTCAGGATTATATTCTTTTTCTGCCCAATCTTTAAACCAATCATGATTTATGTCTGATTGATTAAACGTTTTAACAGCCTTGTTTAAAACAAACCAAGCATCTTTACCGAACATACCATAAAATCCATTGATGCCTACCTCACCTAAGCCTTCATCTTCAAAGTTTAAAAAGTCTCTGAAGAACTTGGATAGATTGTAAGTGTGATTAAACTCAGCAACAGTTCTGTTGAAAGTATCATCACCATGAACTTCTTTATATTCTACTTCAAAACTAATATCATAACTCATAATTATCTCCTATTAAAATTGTTGAACAGTCCAAACAGTACCCATTTCCATTGTATTATCATTAAGATAATCAAAGGTTGATCTAAGAAAGACCTGCTGTCTTGTAAACTTTTTAGTATACAAGAACGATCTGTCTTCTTTAAAGCAATGACGATTGCTCAAACTAAAGCCAAGCTTTTGTATATATTTTAAAGCCTTCTCATGTGAGTTGAACTTTACAATATCTATCTCTAACTTACTCATAACATTCTCCTATTTTGTAATGAATGAATCAAGGCATGGTTGCCTAGACCCAAACAGCATGACAGGAAGCCGAGGAAAAGTCAAGCCTATTATATCTTAATTATATAATTAATTTATAAATAATAACTTTAATATAACTTAAAGATAAATTAAAGCTTAATTAAAAACCTCCTCTTTTTCTCTCTAAAGTGTTGCGTTTTTTTAAAAAACATGATACAATCTCTAAAGTTATTAAAGAAATGATAAAGAAATAGTAAAGAGGAGTAAAGAAAAATGAAGAACTTTAAAGACTTTAAAGAACTTAAAGGTACAGCTAAAAGGTACAGGAAAAACATGATAGATTAGGGAATCTTAAAAGATTTTAAAGTTTTAATTCCTTCAACTGTTGCGTAGAGAGCTTTTAAAATTTAAGATTTGAGAAGTCTTTTTAAATATATTTTAAAGGACTTTAAGTTTAAATTTTGGGGATGGTCGTCATTGAATAGGGTAAAACATAATAGCAATTACAAAGTAATTTCATTATAAAGACTTGGTAAATTTTAAAAGACGACCATTAAAAAGCCCTAACAAGAATGTTAAGGCTTTGAAGTTAGCTTAATTAACTTTTATCTTGCTCCATGAAGAGCTTAAGGCAGTCTTTATAAGCTTTTGGTAGATTCGCATAGCCATAAGGCAAATCTAAAAGAACTTGGACATGCTTCCTAGTAAACACTGGAAGGTTCTGCAAAGTCTCATTAGTAAATTTAGTTCTTTGAGACTTAGGCTTGCCAAGTTCAGCTAACAGTGCAGTTAAAGGTCGGGTTTTATCCCATTCTTTAATTGTGTACTGAGGATTCTTGGGATTAGGTTCCCCTGTATCCGTCATGTGCATAGCTACTTTGTTAGCTTGTTTCCAAGTTGCACCCTTCTTTGGGCTTTTTTCTACATATACATTTTCCATATTTAACTCCTTAGTTAATAGATTTATAAAGTCCTGCAATGTATTGTTGCAGGTATTGAAGGTCCTCTGTATCACTACAGTGGATTCCTAGAGCATGAATTTCACTGGCGAACATATCTACAATGTAGTTCACAGCACTAGAAATTGTTTTTAAGATTATACTTTCTCCATTTGAGAAGTCTATAATGATTTCTTTGTTCATAATGGTCTCCTAATATAAAGTAGATAAGACATAATTGCTTTTAAATGTTCAAATGCCTTAGAGTTTACAGCTTGCCTGTAAAGTTTTTAAAGTTTTTTAGAGCTTTAGCGATAAAAAAGTTTAAAACATTTGAACTTTAAAAGCTTTATGTCATCGTTCACTAGAATTAGGAGAGCTTTTATGGACTTAGAAATCATTAATAGACTTATCGACATGGGGACAGTGTAGTCTTTAAAGCTCTAGTGCTGTACTACATTTAGGTATGTTACAGTGAACATGAATCTATAGGGATTCACTTTGATACAGAGAGCTTTAATAGCTGCACCCAATACCCTAAAGGACTTTAAAGTATTAACTAAGGTCTCATTAAATTGGAAAATACATGTAGAAAACACAAAGGAGTTGTAACTTGGTAGAGCTTTGAAGTGCTATGTATATATGGATACAGTGTAGCTAACTTTAAAGTCCTCAGTACACTAAAGAACGATAAAACCCTTTAAGGTACTGTTAGTTGAGCTACAAGACTAAGGCTCTTTAAAGTATTTAGTAATGGCTTTGAAGACTTTAGAGTTTACTGGAAGCTTTTAGTTTTTCTTTTAGATTGCTGTTGGCTGTGAATCTACTAAATCCTTTAAAGACTCTTTAGACTTCATGAAGCTTTGATATGATAATTAAGCACTTTAAAGCTTTTAAATCTTGTTAGGGCACTACAATTAAGAGTATTTTTCAATTTACCATCTACCCTAGGCAAGAGACCAGCCCCACCCCCCATATATCTATAGCGTGATTATACATTTTAAACCAAAAGGGTTGTACACTAGATTGAACAATACTGGTGCACAGTCGGGCTTTAAAGACTATAAAAACTTTAAAGACTTTATAGTATTAATTAGTAATAAATTACTAGAGGATTTAGGGGTGTTTTAATGGGGAAGGGATGGGTGCTAGATAGGTATTGAACCCTGGGGGGCACTAACGTTATTATACATGTGAGATTCAATTTTGTCAAGTCTTTTAAAAAAATAACTAAAAACTTGACAACATCATCTTATAAAGCTATAATAGAAATCATGGCTATATTACCTACTATTGATAAATCTCAAAACAAACGTGAGCTTACAGAAAAGCAACAGTCTTTCCTTGATCACCTTGTAGATTGTCAAGGGGATGCTAAACAAGCTGCAGAGCTTGCAGGTTATAAAAGCCATTACCATCATGTTGTAAAGACTTTAAAGTCTGAGATACTTGAACTAACTCAAGACATCTTAGCCAACGCAGCACCTAAAGCTGCTTTTAAGTTGGTAGAGATCATGGATTCTAAGAAACCTATCATCCAAGCTAACAATAAGCTCTCAGCAGCTCAGACGTTACTTGATAGAGTTGGAGTCTCTAAAGTTGATAAGCTAGACGTAACACATAACATGAACGCAGGTGGTATTTTTTTAATGCCAGATAAAGCACCTTTAGATATAGAAGATGGAGACTACGAAGAACTATAATGGAACTCTTAGTACTCTTAATTATTTTACACTATGTACCTTGTGAGAATCAAGAGTTTAGAACTGTAGAAACTTGGACAACTGTACACGGTAATACCTCTACAGGGACTTCAACATCTACAGGAACTTAAAGATGAAAATATTTTTAACTGAAATAGAAGCCTACGGTACAACCTTTGCAGGTCCTAACATCGTGGCTACAACATTTGAAAAAGCAGAAGCAGCAGCAGCTAAGAATGGTTTGGTTGTTGTTGGGGAGCTTGATAGTATTTACATTAATGATGAGTTAGAACAAGAATACTTAAACACAATACCTGCAGACCCTAAAAACTATGAGATACATTAATGAGCATTACATATAGAGGAGAAAAGTTTGCTGGGTACAACGTACCTAAGCGTACCCCTAACCATCCAAAGAAATCACACGTAGTATTAGCCAAGGAAGGCGATAAGATACGTATGATTCGTTTTGGTGAACAAGGAGCCAAGACTGCAGGGAAACCTAAAGCAGGTGAGTCTTCAAAGATGAAAAAGAAAAGAGCTTCTTTTAAAGCTCGTCATGCTAAAAATATTAAACGTGGTAAGATGTCAGCAGCTTACTGGGCTGATAAGGTAAAGTGGTAAACAATGGCTAAGGGAAAATCACAAGCAGTAGGCAGTGAGTCTAAACCTATGGTGTTTAGGAATCATGTCTATAAGAAATCAGACAGTGGTAAAGGTGCTAATCCAAGACCCGGTTTCTATACAGATGAGTACAGAGATAATTGGGATAGAATTTTTGGTAAAAAAACGAAAAAATAAAAATGGACTTTATACCCGAAGGATACATTAAAAGAACTTCATCTACAATTAATTGGGGATATGAACTAGACGAAGCCACAGGTTATTTAAAACCTATACCCGAACACCTATCCATACTAAAGGAAGTAGCAGAAGCTGTTTTCCATAACGAAATTAGTTTAGGAATAGGGATTGATTGGTTAGAAGCTGAGACAGGTACTAGCATGAGTAAGTCAGGTTTAAAGAAATACGTAGATACCCATTATGGACGATTCAGAAAATAATTCAGAAAAGTACTTGACAAATCCCGATGGGAGCTATATACTAAAGAAAGACGGGACTCCTCGGCTTAGACCGGGTAGAAAGAAAACGTCAGAGTTGTCAAGCTTACAACTAGCTATACAAGCTAAAAAGAAGTTAACAAAGAAGAATCAAAAACTTAAGAAGTTAACACGTAGCGTAGCTAGGATACAAAAAGAAGCTGACGAAGAGGAAAAGGTTTTAACATCAAATGTTTTAACAAAGTCAGAAACTAAAAAGCTTCCTGACCCAATACAAAAACATTTAGATGATACAGGTTCTCATGTGGCTTTCATGCCTAACGATGGACCTCAAACTGATTTCCTTGCTGCATCCGAAAAAGATGTTCTTTACGGTGGAGCAGCAGGTGGTGGTAAAAGTTTTGCAATGTTAATAGACCCATTGCGTTACTGTCACATAGCAGAGCATAGAGCCTTAATACTTAGAAGGTCTATGCCAGAACTAAGAGAGATTATAGATAAGTCTCGAGAATTGTACCCGAAAGCTTTTAAAGGTGCAAAGTTTAAAGAAGTAGAAAAGCTTTGGCAATTCCCTAGTGGAGCCAAAATAGAATTTGGATTCTTGGAACGTGATGCAGATGTTTATCGTTACCAAGGACAAGCGTACAGTTGGATAGGTTTTGATGAGATAACTCACTTACCTACAGAGTTTGGATGGAACTATTTAGCATCAAGGCTAAGAACCACCAACCCTGAGTTGAAAACTTATTTAAGATGTACAGCTAACCCGGGTGGAGTAGGTGCTGCATGGGTAAAGAAAAGATACGTAGAACCAGCCGAGGAAAACAAAAGCTTTAAAGGTTCAGACGGTCTTACAAGAAAGTTTATACCAGCAAGATTACAGGACAATCCTTTTCTTGCTGAAGATGGTGAATATGAAAGGATGTTGCAATCCTTACCAGCTATACAACGTAAACAGTTGTTGGATGGTAACTGGGATATTTCAGAAGGTGCAGCATTCGCAGAATTTGATCCAGCAATACATGTAATACCACCTTTTGACTTACCGTCATGGTGGGAAAGATTAAAAGGTATTGACTATGGTTACGCTTCTGAAAGTTGTTGTCTCTGGGGTGTCGTAGACCCTGAGGATAAGACCCTTATTATATATAGAGAATTATACAGAAAAGGTCTTACAGGTGAAGCACTAGGAGACACATTGACTCAAATGGAAGAGTCAGAAATAAAATCCATTACTGGTGTCTTAGATACAGCAGCATGGTCAAGGACTGGTTATACTGGTCCTACCATTGGTGAGTTACTGATTCAAAAAGGTCATAAACTTAGAAGAGCTGATAAAAATAGACAAGCTGGTAAGGTTCAAATACATGAGT